GTTTCCCAGTCACGATCAAAGAGGTGAGCAACTCGAAAAACAGGGCATCAACAAAAAAGCAATTGAAGAACTGACCAAGGCCGTTGAAACGCAAGGCTTGGAGTTACTCAAACTTACCGGAGGTGGGGAAGGCAAGAAAGCAGGTGTGCATGAAATGGTAGAAAAGCATGCTGACGCCATTAAAAAACTGTCTGAATCAGATGGAGGCAAGGTTTCATTTAAGGTTAACAAAACCTTGCTTCAAAGGAGCGCGGTATCTAACAACACAATGGGCTATCGCGAGCCTGGCATCGGGGTGCTTCCTCACAAGGGCCTTGTTTTTGAAAACCTGTGGCCTACGATCACTCTATCTCCTGCCGACTTGGCCGCGAGTAATGGAGTGATTCGGTACATGGATCAACAGGCAAAAACCCGCAACGCTGCAACGGTAGCTGAAGCTGGAACAAAGCCTGAAACTGCAATTACGTGGATTGAGCGCACAACGCCATTGCAGGTAATTGCCAATCATATCCCGGTAACAAAGCAATCATACCGTCACTTGTCATTCGTGGCTGGTGAGATTGATATGCTGGTTCGAGAGAATCTTGGTTTGACTCGCGATACACAACTCTATCGTGGTGATGGAGTATCGCCAAACATTCGCGGCATTCGCACAGCAGCCCCCGCCATTGTATTGGCCAACCTGCCGAATAACGGTCAACTACAGGATGCAAACCTGTATGATCTTATCGCAAACCTTCGCGTGATGATTGCCACCAACAAGCAGAGCAAATATGCTCCAAATGTTGTAACCATGAATCCCGCAGACGTACTGCGTTTCAAGCTAGCCAAAGGCCTTGATGGTCATTACATCCTTCCTCCGTTTGTTTCGGCTGATGGAATGAGGATTGACACTGTCACAGTTGTAGAATCGTCTGAGGTCGGAGCAAATGAGCTTCTCATCGGTGATTTCTCCAAAGGGTTGATTTACCGTGGCGAAGAAGTGACCATTACGATGGGCTTGATTGCTAATCAGTTCATCCAAAACCAGTGGACAATCCTGGCGGAAGAAGAATTGGCATTGCGTATCCGCGATGTGGACGCTGACGGATACCTGTTTGTTTCTGACATCACCGCTGCCGTTGCAGCCTTAAACGTAGCATAACCATGAAAACAAAATTTATTCTATTGCTGATCGGGTTGGTAGCCTTCCTGTCGGCAGATGCGCAAGTCGGTGATTTCTTTCAGCCTCTTGGAACAAACTTGAGGATTGATACCGTGACAAATACGGGCACCAGCTTTGTAACCACCCGCGTGCTGGCAGAAACACCAGCAAAGTCAACCGTTATCCAGGTAAATGTGACTAAGATTAGCGGAACAGTCGGGGGTACCATTTCGCTGTTGGGTTCGCTTGATGGGGTAAACTACAAGGCATTGGTTACAAACGAAAGCCAGACAGCACTTGCAACGATTACGGCAGCAGACGCGACCACCTCTTATCATTGGCGGTTGACCGGAAGCCCTTATCGTTTCTATCGTGTTAGCTGGAGTGGCACCGGTACGATGTCGGCAAGTTTCTCAGCAATCTTTTACCGCAACAAAGAGTAAAGCCAATGTTTGTAGCCCTAACGGATTTTGAGGTAAATCCCTACCTGATTCCATCGAAGCCAGAAAACTCGAATGGGTTGACGGCTTTTATTGAATTAAAGGAAAGGGAGATACTTGAAAAAACGTTAGGGCTGCTTTTCTATCGTGCAATGGAGGCCGGGGTTAACGCGCTTCCTGCAGAATGGTCATCGACAAACCCGGCAAATTATGACATAGGCGTTCAAGTCGTTTACGAAAAGGACATCTATCAATCAACGATTGCCGATAACCCGAACGTGCCCAATACCTTAACGGGCTGGACAAAGCAGCCTGTTAACAGGTGGTTAAGGCTAAAGAAGGGTGACGTTTACACCAACGAAAGCAAGGAAAACGTGTGGGTAGGCATGAAGGAAATGCTTAAGCCATACTTACATGCCATGTACTTGCGCGATTATTCTACTTCGATAGTAGCTAATGGCTTGGTAAAGCATGTATCCGAAAACTCGGAACCCGCTAATCCTAATCAAAGGATAATGAGCGGCTACAATCGGTTTGCGGATTATGTTGGTGGCTGCGGATTCCGTGGCTACTTCTGTGATGCGGACGTTCATTTTTGGGATGACTATTTTGAGGACTCCCTCTATGGATACCTGTATTACAACAACACCGCGTTCGATGCCGATGTAAACACTAAGGGCTATTCTGATTTTCGGCACTATCTGGCTGAAAAGTTTTGCTTTCCGGGATACGTAAACACCATGAACCTATGATGCCGGTTGTCGAGGATATGATCGGTGATGTAGTCGCTAAGATGAGGGCCTTGGTCAACAGCCAAACGCCCTACTATCAGTACGGCCATATCGCAGAGATCAGCGACATACTGAAGAACATGGAGGGCGACCCGGTTAAGAAAAACCAAAAGTACCCGTTAGTCATACTCCGGTTGGATAATCCAGGAGAAGTAGAAGAAGAAATCGTAAAGTGGAATTTGAATATCGTTATCTGTGCGTACACCAATAATGGATACCGCGCACCGGAGCGATTACAAAGTGTATTCAAGCCTGTTCTGTTCCCGCTTTACGACCGATTCTTTGAAGCCCTGAATCTATCGAAACACTTTTTTTGGGAAGGCAACTACCCCAAGCACACAAAGATAGATCGATACTTCTGGGGGACCTCAACCGGGTTTCGTAATGCCAAGCAAATCTTTGACGACCCTATTGACGCGATAGAAATCATCAACTTAAAAATCAATTCACGAATCAAAACCTGTTAAAACAAAATGGCAGACTTATTATGTGACGATAAAAACGTCAAGAACATAGGGGTAAACAAGTGTAACAAGCTACCCCAGCAGCCGGTGCAGATCATTGAAACTAATGCTGACTTCCGGTTGACAGCAGCAGAAGCGGCCAGCCAATCGCTGATGAAAACCGCTTTTCAAAATGCAATCCGGGCCGGTAAGGCAACACGGGTTTACCTGTGGCCTCGCTTTTCTGGCTTTGAGAACGCCTCTACCGAAGCTACTTATGATGAAACAACACTTAGCAACATACTGGCCGATGCCGGTAAGTATGCGTTCCGTTTCCACATTGCCAAATCATTGTGCCTTCACAAGGCTATGTTTTCGCATAACGCAAGCGGTAAGCGGTATTTCATCCTTGATAAAGAGGAGCAGCTACTTGCAACCGAGTTCTCGGATGGCAAGTTTGGCGGCTTACTTTCATCTTTATTGAACGTTGAGAAATTGATGTTCAACACGGGCAGTGAGGCGAGCAAGACACCGATTTACCTGGTACTGGAGAACTACAAAGAGCTTGACGCTCGCGGTGCGCTTCTGGATGGCGCCTTTGTCGCTGAACTGTTCCCGTTAACTGATGTAGAGATTACGCTATCAGCAGTTGCGGCCGGAACATTTACGGCTACCGTAAAGCAGAAATGCGACCAAACTCCGGTTTCTGGCCTTGTGCTTGCCGACTTCAATGTACGCACAGCAGCAGGCGCAGCACAGCAACCAACAAGCGTAACTGAAACTCCGGCAGGCTCAGGCATCTATGTATGCCCTCGTAGCGGCAACTACGTAACGGGCACAGTTGATTTGGTGGCTGCCTCGGCTTTAAGCGTAATCGCTTACGAATCTGTTGGTCCAGTGACCTTAACGATTCCTTAAACAAAAATGAACAAGTACATAGGCTTTCTTGCATTTGCCATAGCGGGCTATTTTTTTAATTCAGGAATAGTCTATGTACTTCTTTGGCTTTTTGGAATCAAATCGTTTGGGTTGGCTTGCGCTATTATGGCGGTGCTATTCTTTGTCGTGTTTATCGGTGGCGCAGTATACGGGTTCATTAAAGGTACGCTCACATGGTACTTCAAGCCTTAGCAGACGCAGGGAATCGGCTAAAATCGGTTGACTTGGTTGAGGCCAGTTTAGAAGCTGTTCGTGAAAATGAAGGCGCGCTAATTGAAATGAATCACGAGCAACTTGAAAATAGCATTGATCGCGATGGTGAGCCGCTTGGTGAGTATGCCAGCATTGAATACGCCAACAAGAAGGGCCGAATTGATGTAGACCTAAAGCTAACAGGTGCCTTCTATCGTGGATTTAATGTTAAAGCAGACGAGTTCCCGATCATGTTTGATTCATCGGATAGCAAAACAGAAGATTTGAAGCAAAAGTATGGCGAAGAAATATTTGGAACGACTAAAGGAAACACTGAGCGAGTGGCGCAAGAAATATGCCTACCCCGCTGCGAGCAAAAAATCCTTGACGCGCTACACATATGAAACCATACCACTAAAGGTCTATATCGAAATAGCCAACACTAAAAACTTAAGCCTTATCGGTGAGGGAAACGTAACAGAAGTTTGGGAAGAAATTGTAAGAAAGAACAGCGAAGCCAATCAGGATACCACATATGAAAACTATGTGTATAACTACAAACAGTATAACCGGTTTTATCGTGAATACCTGATTTTAAAAGCTGCCATTGTGGTGCTGATAGCCAAGGTAGACAAAGACTTAATTGAATACCTGGGCAAGATGGGGCACACGATTGATACCAGCAGCGAGGAGAGGTACGATGAAAGTTTGATAGCACTAGGCAAGAAGGCGGACAACCTGACAAGCAAGATCAAAACAAAGGCGAACGAGATAGTAATGATGGACGAAGAAAAAAAGGGACAGGGTTTTGAGGAAGTGATGGCGGTTTTGTGTTCATCAATGGGCTTTCATGTGCCAGATGACATCACCCTGGCCCGGTATAACGAATACAAAAAGATACTGAAGGCAAGGAAGAAATGATTACCCGTCAGCAAATAATTGAAGAATCCGCTATCAAAGCCCCCTATGAGATGGGCGAGGGTTTCATATTTGCTGCCAATAACGCGGAGAAGTTAATAACCCAAATGCGGGCTATGGGTAGTTCAGGGGCTAGTCCGTCTAAACTGGCTAAGGAGACAGAGCAACTGACATCGGCACAAAACGAACTTGAAAAGATTCAGAAACAGCTCGCTGCCGCACATGCCAAGCAGACGGACGAAATAATTAAGCAACAGCGAGAACTAATTAAAGACAAAGAAGCAATAAAGCAAAAGATTGCCCTTGGTGAACGTGACGCGAAAACCGTTAAGGCACAATCTGCCAGTATAGAACAACTTAAGGCCGCATTGCAAGCAAATCAAAAGGCGTATAACCGTCTTACCACCGAGGAAGAGCGCAATAGCAAAACCGGGCAAGAACTTCTTGCGATCATCACTGAGCAAAAGTCAGAATACGACAGGCTCCGCAAAACAAGTGGCCAGTATACCGATGCAATGGGTGAACTGCGTAATGAATTAAAAGCCGCCCGCGGTGAAATGGTAAGCATTGCCGAGACCCTTGGTCAAAGCTCAAAAGAGTACCAGGAAGCTGCCAAACGTGCGGGTGAAATCGCAGACCGGATTCAGGACGCAAAGGACGAGGCTAAGGCATTTCAGGGTGATACTGCCATCGAGAATTTAGGCACTCGTTTCGGAATGCTGACCGATAAGGTGCGCACACTTGATTTCCGTGGTGCGGGTGTTCAACTTCAGGGCATAGCAGAAATCAGTCGGCAGATGACATTTAAAGAAGCCATTGCCGGGCTTAGTGGTTTCGGTAGCTCACTGGCAACGTTAGGCCGAGCATTGCTAACCAATCCCCTTTTCTGGATAGCTGGTGCCTTGGCTACCGCAGTAGTAGCATTCAACTATTTCAGTTCACAAGCGGAGAAGGCAAGCCAAAAGGCTATTGACAGATCGAAGCGTGAAATGGATGCTTTGACAGAGCGGTATGATCACGAAATCAGGCTAATGGAGATTGCGGGTAAGCAGACGTTTGAACTTCAAAAGATTAAGCAAAGAGAAATTATACGATCAGCAGATCAGGCAATAAAGACATCTGGTGATGTGACCAAGTTCGATTTATTGCAATCCATACTTCAAAGAAGCTACGTGCGCACGGTAAGCGATGACAAGGTATCGGCCATAAAGGAAATATACGATAGCCGCAAAAAAGCGCAGCGAGAACTTGAAATTATTGATGCCGAGGAGGCCGCATTTACATCTAAAAAACAAGAGGAGACTACTAAGAAAATTCAGGAAGAAATTGACAAAAGGATAGAAGCAGCTATTCAGGCTGATATTAGAAAAGCAGATTTAGAAATTCAGGCACGCATTAGGCAACAGCAAGAACTTGATCAAACCATAAAGAACCTCGATACCGCCAAAACATGGGAGGAACAGGTTCAGGAATCAATTAACGCATACGGACAAGAGCAGACAGATAAGTTTTTGAGCATGTCAGAGTTGCGAGAAAAAAGACTTAACGAAGAAATAACCACATCGCAAGCCCTTATAAACGATCTATCAAATGTTATCATAAACGCGGCAGTTGATAACGACAATTTCCTAAAGTCACTTAGTAAGCAGTTTTTGATTTTCTCACTTAACCAAATTGAGAAACAACTGCTTGCCGTTCAGGCCGAAACTATCGCGAAAGCCACCGCACAGGCATTGGCTCAACACGATTCTGTTGCAACATTTGGGGCCAGCGGTCTTGCCCGTGCCCTAATTATAACTGGCTTGATTAAAGCCGGATTTACGATTGCTAAACAGCAGATTGCACGATTTGAAGTAGGCACACAATCCGCCCCTGGGGGCCTTGCCTTTGTTGGCGAAGCAGGTACCGAATTGATCAAAACCCCATCGGGCCGCATGGTTTTAAGCCCCGATACGGCCACACTGGCCAACCTACCTAAAGGGTCTAAAGTATTTCCGCATGAAGAAACCATGCGCATGATAGCCTTAAACGGTCTTGATGGAGGCAACATGATGAGCAGCAATGAGCAAAACCTGTTGTTCCTCGGCCAAATATTTGAGAAGGCCAGCGACAAAAGCACGGCTAAAATCATTGATGCGTTGGGCAAGAATAAGCCCGGCAACCTGTATCGCCAGGGTTCACTTGTGTACGAGGCCCAGGAAGATGCCAACCGTAACCGAAAACTAATCAGACGTAGTTCGTTAAGCAGATGACCCCGGCATTACGCACTACATATTACCATAGCAGCCTGCCCGGTGGCCAGTTGGTGGTTAAGAATCCGATTGGATGGCAAGAAATTACTATTTCGCTTGACCGCGACCCGGATTTTCATTCGTTGGTAGAATATTTTAAAGGTGACTTTGGCTGGTATGGCAGCGCCAGAACAACACTAAAGGCAATCGAAAACGCCTCCGGGCTAAACACAGAGGTTCGGGTAGTACTTGAGGTGAGCTTTAAGGAAGGCGTTTGGAAGTTATTGCATGATGGGCTGATGAAGCTGTCGCAGATCGAGGAGATTTACAAAGGCACCCGACCATACAAAGCCTTGTGCCCCATTACGCGCGATGACTTTTGGAGCAAGTTTATGAACCGGAAAGACAATCCGGTTAACCTTGAAGGCACGACAGATTTAGATGGTGGCACGCGGTCGGCAGTTGCTAAGACAACTGTATTGATGCGCGGGCAGACTATTAGAAAAAGAACGTTTGGAAAGCGTGATAATAACTTTAGCCCTGCCGTATTCAGAAGCAAATCGCGCATTTACGCACAGGGAAATTACTATCTCGATAATATAAATGAGGACAGTGGGGACTTTGCGTCATACGAATACATTGGAACTGATGAGCCAACGGTTAATAATTACTTTGGCCTTAATGTAAATCAATCCAGTCAGGGTGATTATACTGCCGAGGTTCAACATAAAGTCAAACTAAAACTGGATGCCATTGGGTTATTTTTTAACGATGATACGGTCACCTGGGATCATGTTATAAAACTCGTTCGTACCAACGGGACAATAGAAACAAGAACCAAAAACATACTTAACGCTGCCGTTATTGGTACGGGTGGAGGTTCTTCAAATTATGATAGTGGATACCAGACGTTTACACACAATGAATCATTCACCGGGGTAACCGTTGGTGATAAGTTTTACTCATACTTCACTTGGTTGGTAACTGATGCCAACGTTCAGGCTGCTAATATTGATAACTCGTTGCAATTTGACGGCAGTTATACTAATCAGTATTTCCAAACTTCAGCGTTAACAAATTTTATAAACACATCCACCGATGCCTACCTGCTCAAGGATGCTGCTGAAGCCATTATCAGCAAGTATGTAGGGGCTGATAACGTTGTTACTTCAACCAAGTTCACCAATACTACATTTAACCGCAATGCAACGTTCAGAGGTAAGCATAATCGCGGGTTCTCTTTTTCACAGAAGGAATTTTCGCTGTCATTGAAAGATTGGTGGGAAGCGTTTGAGCCAGCCTTTAACCTATCATTAGGCTATACTAAAGTAGCAGGTGTCAATAAAATATTCATCGAAGATAAGTCCTTTGTTTACAATCCAACACCAGTTGTTAACCTCCCCTACTTGATCGTGACTGGGAAAC